GCACATCCTGGCGGGCAGCAAAGCATCTCGCCGCCTTCTGAATGATAAACCTTTGCGCCACGCCGCCGATCGCGCTGGTGTCCCAAACAAACTCGTAAGGCAGGCCCAAGCCGATGGCCGCTGCGCGAATGTATTGCTCAAGGTGTTTGTCGAGCTTCTCGTTCGGGCGGTTCATCACGAAGGATTGAATGTCCTCCGTATTCTTCATGCGCGGAACCAGCCCGCCGCCGAAAATGCTTTCGCGGGTCAGGTTGCCGTTGCTGTCCTTGCTGAAGTCGCCAAGAAATCCTTCCGCGCCGATGTTCCCTGTGGAGTTTTTGATGACGAGGCCGATGCTGCTGCCAGCCTTTGCCGCCATCATCTCAAAGCGGAGAAGTTCGTCCCGATCCAAAACGCTGTTGAGCGCCACGCCGATGGCAGGATAGCCGCGCACTTGGTCGGCGCGTTCTGGTTCGTAAACGTGAAGCATGGCGTCGGCCTTCACCTCGCGGTGGCGGCGCGGGTATTCGTCGCCCTCCCCAATGAAATAGCCAAGCGGGCGCTGGAACTTGTCGAGCTTCACGCCGTCCACCACCCCGCTGTTGCTTGCCGAGGTGTCGGGCGACTCCACGCGGTGCGCCTCGACAATCTGCACGGCGGGAGCGCCGTCTGTCTTGGCCGTGAGGATGGCGAAAATTTCCCCGTCCCGGTCAATAGCCTCCGACACGAGCATTTGCAGGGAGCGCATATCGTGCCGCCCGCTGATTTCGGGCGAGCGCGCCCAATTCTCCCACCATTGCTCTGCCGCATCGTCCCACGCCTGATCCCCTGACATGGCTTGCGGGCGAATGCCGATGCCGCTGCCCACGGAATACATGGCCTTGTCGCGCACTGCGCCCCGCACTATCGCGTTGTTGTAGAAACATTTACGCGAAAGCGCCATAAGGCGGGTGCGGTCATAGGAGGAAAGGTCAACTTTGGAATCCTGCGCCTGCGCGTAAACCCAACCACGCTCCTCGCTGCGATGGTTCACGGCCTCAATCATGCGTGAGAACCCGAAGGCTGCGGCTACGCGGTCAACAAATTTGGTCTGCTTGGTCTTCATGTGCGGTTTGGAAAGCGCATCTGCGTCACACGCGAGTTGCCAATCGTCCCGGCATTGATCGCCAGCGCCGTCTCGATGAGGCCGAGCATATCCCAAGCGTCATAGGATTTTTGCAGGGTGACGCTGCGACCGCCGACGCTGCTTGACACCACGAACGCCTGACTCGCCCCGCCAGCAAGGATCTGAGCCTTACAACTGGCTTTGAGTTGCGAAAGTTCAGAGGCCGTAAAAACTTGGGCCAGAATAGCAGCGTCCGTCACGCACTCGCGGCGTGTGTCAAGGAGCGGGCGACTTCTTACGCTTGGCCCACCGCGCATTGACGGCGGCGCGGGCCTGCTCGCTGCTGCGGGCCTTGAGCGGCGACTTAACCTTGCCGCCTTTGCTGCCAGTGGCGCGGGTGTCCACGAAACTGGCTGGCAAGGGTTTGTTGCAGTTCGGGCATTTCACGCCCGCGATGTTAGATGGCATCGTTGCCAACCTCAGTAGGAAGCTCCAGTTGCGGGTCGGCGGCTTGAACGCGGGCGACTTGAACAAGGTGCGCGTGGCGAATCACGATTTCGGTCAGCTTGAGAGCGGAGGCGAGATCGTAGTCGTGCTGTTCGTTAAAGTGCGCGGCGGCGTGGACGATTTCGTTGATGTTCATTGTGTGTTGTGATTTGCGCGGGGGATGGAACCCCGCGCGGGGCGCTGGTTAGATGAGCGGATGATTGCTGTCGCGGAAGCCCAACATTCCCTTTGCCCCGCTCTCGGTGAATCGCATGACGAATCCGTGATGGCTGCGGAAGTATTCGCCATAAACATCCAAGAGAGCAAAAGAGCCTTCGTGGTCAGGATGCGGCACAATGCGCTGATCGGCGCTGAGTTCTGCGGATTGGTTGTAATTCGCAATCGCGTCCGCGCACTTGTTGGCGATCAGGTCGGCAACGTGCGAGCGTTTAATTTCATTCGCAAGCGATTGAATTTCGTGGAGCGTCAGAAGCAATTGGTTGGCAATCTGCGCGGCGGTGGTGTTCCCCGCGCCCGTCGTTGTGTTTGTCGTGTTCACGATGCCAACAATACGCCAGCAGCTTGCGTATGCAAGAAAAAGTTTCACCTTTCTGAAAGTTTTTTTTGCCTCCCTGTTTTACTCTGTTGGGGCGGCGGTTGTGGCCCGAAACTGCGACATGATGGAGTCGATCAAAACCAGCGCCATCTTCTCGCAGTCGGCCAGGTGGTTCGGCCCAAGGCGCTGCCACCGCGCCACGCCTTCCTTTTCGATCAGCGCCTCGCCCTGCAACTGCGAAACGTAGTCCTTGGCAATGTCGCGCGGCAGATACCAGCGCCCCCGGCCATCGCGCAAAACGTCATGGTAGAGCCTTGCCTGCCAAAACTCGGCGTCGAATTGCAGCATCCAGATATTGTGACCCGCGCCCAAGATTTGCTGGAATTTCCACGGCTCGCGCAATCCCTGCGACACCGTGCGCCCCTTGGCCGCGCAAAATAGACCGCCCGACCGCGCCACGAAGTCGTAAACGCCTGCCGGGGTCTTGGCCGCATAGCCCGAATCGACCACGCCCTTGAAGCATTTGTAATGGCGGAACTTTTCCATGACCAAATCCCAACCAATCGCCGCCCCGTAATCGACCAAGTAACTGCTCCCGTCTTCGTGAAGCTCGCGGATGATCCACCAGAGTTCCGTTTGCTGAACGTCCACCGACATGATGCGGCCCAACATCTTGCCTTCGGGCGGCTGGCCGATGGTGTAACGCGGCGAGGCGTCCACCCGCTCGCGGATCATCGCCGTGGTGATGAGTGACCCCGCCGCCACCCAAGGCAGGGCCAGTTCTCGGTTAAAGAAATCCTGCAAGCCGCCCGGCGTCTCGCGGTCTTGGAGGAATTTGACGGCCAGATCCGACCACCTTCGCCAAGGAGCATAGAGCGAGGAAAGATGGTAGCTGCGCCGCCCTGGCTCGGCAGCAAGGTCAGTCGCCCTCCACTCGCCACGCTCAAGCATCTGCGCTTTGTCGGCCTCGGTGTGCGCGTGGTCGCACTTCGGGCAATGGCACCGCGCCGATTCCGAGACAAGTTCCATGTTCCACGCGGAATCTTGTTTGGCTTCCTGCGCCCACTTGATGCGCTCCCACTCCAAGACAAACATTTCGCCGCAGGCCGCGCACGGGACGAAGTATTTGCGCTGATCGCCTTTGAGCCATTCTTCCCAAATGGCCCCGTCCTCGTAGGTCGGGGTCGAGGTGGTGATGATGATATGCTGCGGGTAGGTCGCTACGCGGGCCTCGGCTAACTGCAACGGCGCGGACTCCTTGCCGCCCTTCGACGGGAACTTGTCCAATTCGTCCATGCACAGCGCGGCAATCGAGCGCGAGGAAAGCGAGGCCGGGCTGTTGCTGCCCGTGAACCACACGCTCATGCGGTCAAAGTGCTGTTCCAGAAGCCTATACTTGTCGGGATCGGCCTGCTTGTGCCGGGCGAGCGTCGGGTTCTGGTCAATCAATGGCATCCACCTCGTTTCCGAAAACGAGCGGGCCAAGTGCGTGGACGGCATAACCCACAGACACGGCGCGGGCGAGTTGTCCAATTTGTAGGCCATGCCCACGATGATGGCCGTGGTCTTCGATGTCTGCGCGCCCCATACCAGAGCCAGCCTCCGCACCCTTTCGTCTGCGAAGCATTCCAACACTTCGCGCACATACGGAGTGCGCTGCGTCAGGTAGCTCCCCGGCTTGTTGGTGATTCGCTCGGAGAGCTTCAGATTCCCTTCTGCCCACGCCACCACCCCCGGCTTCGGCGGGGCAATCGTCACCTCATGGCTTGCCGCCCAAGCCTCGGCTAATCCGCCTTGGTCTGCTCGCTCAAGGATGGCGGCAATGTCGCCAGATGTTTTCGCAGTATCGAGGTCGCCTGTTCCCCCCATTGAAACGTCGAAAAATC